GGTTGACGTTTTGCATACACAACGCCATCTACTAAAGAAAATTTATCTGAAGCTTGAGCTGTAAGAACCATAATATTTTGATGTCCTTTAATAGCTTGGCTCCAAATTCTTTGAGCGTCACGAGCTGTTACCACCTCACCAGATTTTAAAGTAATACTATCTTTCCAATTATCTATATTCATATATCGTACAGCTTTGTCACTTGATGTTGTATGTGGTGACTTCTTTAATATCTCTGCTTCTCTTTTACCTATACCAAATCTAGCTAACTCCCACTTTTCCATATCTGTAAGTTTATTATAGCGTAATGATTTTGATATCATTTCGTGCTGTGCAAATAAACCAGATATAGTTTTAAATATTTGTGTTAATGGCTTTAAACCATTTATATTATAAAAGACTTCAGTTGTTCTATCTGTAAACTTTCTATATCCACTTGCTCCTTGTGGTAATAAATTATCTTCTGTAAATCTTTTTCGTGCTACATTTATTAAATATTGATGTTCACCACTAGCAAGTATTCCCTTTACAGCCTTGTCATAACCATCTGAACTTTGCAAAGCTTTGAAGTAAACTTGAAAAGGTTTGAAACCTTGTTGGAATATAATGTTTCCCATATCAGCTATAGATGCAACACCACTACCACCAAGATAGACAACTTGCGCTAGTTTCCTTACTTCACTTGCAAATACATTATCCCATCTGTGTGGCTCTTTTTGAACTTGTCCAATCAATCTGTCGTAGTTTAATTTAAAAGCTGTTAGAGCATCAGTGATTTCTTTATCTGTATTACCAAACTCTTCCATTTCTTTTCTCATATCTTTTAAAACTTCAGGTACTTTTCTACCTTCAAAGATTTTAGCAAACTCAATTTTAGGTCCAATTCTCATTACATAACTTTTAGCAACTTCAAGGTAGTCTTTGTTTATAAAATCAGAAACTTGTACAGCTTTGCCAGTAGTACTAACATTAGCTCTAAACCAGTTGGGTGCATCAAACTGTCTTGAGTTTAGAAAAGATGTTTTAAGTGGTAACATATTTTCAATAAACTCTTCATCTTCCGTTTCTTTTAAAAGTTTCTTAACAAATTTTTCTGCCCTTTCTCTTATACCTTTTGGGTCAGTACGAAATTGCACAATTTCAAATTTATTCTTTTCACTATTAAACATATATTTAGTAGGCTTTGCTTTAAACCAAGCTTCAACTAATTGTGTAAATGCTTCTCTATTTGCAACAATAGCACTATGGTCATACATTCTTGCAAAATGATTTTCTTCTAAAGGTGGTGCAATAGTTTTTTCTGATTCTATTAAATCATCTAAAGATTTCTTTTGTGTATTTAAATCTCTCTCAAAACTTTTTAATCTATTTTCTCTGTACTTTATATCTTGTTCTAATTTTTTCTTTAACTTTATTTGCTTATCAGTAAGACCTCTTGTCTTATCTGCAAATTGTTTTGTTAATCCAGTTAGAATTTTTCTATTTTTCTTTTCCCATCTATCTATTGCTTTTGTCCAATAGTCTATACTTTTAGGTATAGAAGTATTTATTCTGTATTCAATAAGACCTCTTAAACCTTTATAGTTTAACAAACCAACTTCCATAGCTTGCGCACCTTCTTCTTGAAAAAAAGAATTCATTTCATCAATAGCTTTTCTATGCAATGGGTGTAGTTTCTCTGTACCAAATATTCTTATTCGTGCATCTTTACTTGATTCATAAGCACTACGATTGACTTCTTTTTTAATTCTATCACCACGATACTTTCTACCATTCCAAACAAATTCTTTATTACCCAGCTCAACCATTCTATATTCTAAAACCTTTTTAAGAAAATCATCAAAGTCACTACGCCCAGTTAACAAACCTTTCATTCCAGAACCACCCATATATACACCAGTTATAGGAATACGAGGTGCTTTATGCTGTTTATTAAATCTTGAACGACCACTTATAAACTGGTGGTGTATATCTTCTAAAGCAGTAATACTTCTACCTAGATGACCTAGATGTCTTCCCATAGTTCCATTTACAGATTGTATATTACCATTTCCAGTTTTCTGTAGGTTGGTTAGAAAACTACTATCACCAACAAGCTCAAGAAAATTTTTCTTAATCATTTGTGGATAGTTACCTTTTAATACTTTTCTAGCACCACCTTGTAAAAAACCAGAGATAGGATTTGTTGTGCCTTCTGCTAAGTCATATGGATTTTCTAAATCATCTTTACCTTTTAATATTGGTGTATTTAAATTCTTTTCGTGCGCTGTTACTTTTTTTGCTGTTGTTCTCATTGCACGAAATGCGTGTGGTGATTTAATTGCTCCACCAACAACACCACCCAAAGCTGTAGCCATAGCAATATTAGACGCTGTTTCACCTAATGTACCGACAGTATCAAAAGGCGCTCGTATTCCTTCTGATATTGCACCATATGCAAGACCAGACTTTGCACCAGATTTAATGCCAGCAGTTATAGTTTTACCATAGATACTAAATGGAATAGCCCAAGTTAATGGGTCAAGTAAAGCCCCTGTCATATGAGCAAAAAACCCAGCTTCACTAGACTTTCTTTTAACTTCTCTATTAAATTGATTCTGTCTTCTTAAATGTTCTAAATGTTCTGGAGATACAGCATCTAATAGTTTATGTGTATCTTCTTCATTAGCAAAATCTATATGGTCTTCTGGTCTAAATGTTTGGTCTACTTTAAATTCTCTACCATTTCTTATACTCCACATAATAGGAGAGAAATGATAACCTAATGAATCACCAACTTGTTCAACAAAAGAACTTGGCAAATCACCCAGCATATCTTCTTGTATATTATTAACATATGTATTAGGTGCGTAGTATTCTCTGCTTGCATCTTGTACACTTTTAAATTTCATAAATCTAATATTCCAGCTCTAATACCACTTGCTATTTCTGGTAAAAAGTATGCATCACCACCTTGCACTTGATAGCTTTCTCCTATTTCAAACATTGTCATAGCTCTAAATATATTCAACATCATCTCTTCGTCTGCTAAATCTATTACTGTATCTGGCTGTACATTTGATTGTTGCACTACAAACTTTAAATAACTTGGTGTTGGGTTGGTATATTCTGTTCCATCATTCTTAACACCTTTTGGTGGCGCCCAAGTGTTTATCATTTGTGATAATGTCATATTAGGCATACGTTCTTGATATGATTTTAAGTTAATTAAACCAGCTCTATAGCCATTATGCATTGAATCAAAAGCTTCAAACTCACTACTTGGACTATCCATTTTGCCTACCCACTTGTCATCAGTAAGTCTTATATTTAAAGGATTATTTCTGTCGATTGCACCAAAGCCAGAGAAAGACGGACGACCATTCTTTATACTAAACTTTTGGAAAAAACCAGCATCATATTCATCTATAAAATCTTTAAATGTAGTGTCATAGAAATCGTCTGGTAACTCTGTACTCATTTCAAAGTTATTTGCTTCAAATGTTTTGAGTGCTTCTTTATCTGCTGAACTTTCTATAAAAGGTAAGTCATCAATATTACCAGCAATTTTTCTACTTATTCCATAACCAGTATCAGTTAAAAGAGGAGAAGCTCCTGTAATAATTCCACCAAGAATATTTCCTATTACACCTTTTGCATCTCTTTGTTTCTTCTGAACTTTAAATGCTTTCTCACTTAACACCTCTTGTATATTAGGGTCAGTAGAATATCTTGTCCTTATAAAATCACCAGTTGTAATAATGATTGGAACTTGTGTATTCTTATACATTAAAGGCATTATTGTTCCATCTTGTTTAGCCATTATCATATAACGAGCATTACTTAATGAAGAGTTAGTATCTACTTCTAATAAAATACCATCACCCATTACAGAGCCTTCATCAGCTCCATTTGCTATTGCTAAGTTTTGAGCGTGTTTAACAAATAATTCTTTAACACCTATATGTCTATCTGGTTGAAGCGTTGTGTCCAATGCATACATTGTTTTTCTGACATTAGTTAACTCTTTTGTTTCACTTCCGAAATCAGCTAATGTTGTTCCGTTGTTTGCTATATTAACATCATTAATACTTCCAGACGGACCTTGTACAGTTTCTGAAAATCTAACACCACTGCTTACAAGAAACTCGTCGTGTTTAAAAAATTGATTCATACTGTCTGATACTAAATCTATAGCATCATTTATATCCATTGGATTTCTATTCTCTTGACCACTTTGTGAAACGTGCATTAACATTATTGTTTCATCAACAAATCTTTCTGCCATTTCTGGTTTCATATCTATTGGTGTACCGTGTGCTACTAACTGATTTTTTACTGCATTTCTTACAGATTTCTCACCTATTTGTGTTGTTCCGTCTAATCCTAATGATACACCTATAGTTTGATAATCAACTTTATTATCGTGAATGTGGCTCCAAATTTTATTATACATATCTAGATTATCAGTAATATCTAAATAACGTTTCATTATAGACATTTTAGTATGAAAGTTTTTAGGGAAAAAATCTTTGTCTATAGTAATAAAACCATTCGGTCCAATTTCTTGTTGCATATTTTCCCAAAATTTAAATGCTTCATATCCAGTGCTACCATCTGAATCTACTCTAGTTCCATTAGAAAGAGAGTCTAAAAGATTAAACATTTTTTGAGGTAATGCTTTAAACTGCATAACCATTTGTTTATAACGTGGGTCACGCCAATTAAATGAACCTAAGATACCAGCATCTTCATCACTTAACATACTATCAAATCTTGCATCTTGTTCTTTTCTAGTTGTATCTTTATTGCCAAAAGAAAAAGGCTTTGGAGCTGGGTCAGTTACACCAACTAACTGATTTAAGTACAATGCTACAGAATTTATATCTTGTTCATTTACACCTATTTCTTGTATAACTTCGTTAAAGCCTTCTGGTAAATTAGCTCTATCATCTAAAAATGTTTTCTTAAATACCGTTATCTGTTGTTTATTCATATTCCTTGTATGGTTTGCAATCATACCATTTAACAACTCTATTCTCATATAGGATTTGTATTCTCTTTTATCTGGAACACTTAATTCATCTGTATTATTTATAAACTCTGCTATTTCTTTATATTTTTCTATAGCTTGTGGCAGTGCATTTTGCTGTGTAAGCTGACCTATATCTCTTGCTACTAATAAAGATTCTTCTTGTACCATTAGTTTTGTTTCTTTTGCTTGATTTGCAAATTGATTTTTTTGAACCTTTAATAAATTTAATGCCTGATAATTAGTTCCTACTGATTGTGTATAAGCTTGTAGTTCTGGTGTAGCATTTTTAATAATAGCTTCTAGTTTAATAGAAGCTTGGTCAGTAAATGCTTGAGGGTCAGCTTGTAACTTAGGGTCAGAAGATAAAGATGTCATTATAGTTCGCAACTTTCTATCTATATCTTTTTCCATTTTAAACTTTAATGTTTTATCAAATGCTTGCTGTCTAATCCTCCCAGCATTAGGTAATTCGATTGTATTAAAATATCCTTCATCATCAATAGATGGCAATACTACTTGTTCTGCTTCAGCAATACCTCTAGCTTCAGCTTCTTGAACACCTTGTCTGTATAAATTACCAGCAATGTTTGTTGCCATTTGACCTAATGCTTTATAAGTTTCAGCATCAGCACTTGCTTCTGTAGGTTGAACAATACCGATTGGTTGATTACTAAATTTTCTTTTTTCTCTTATCATTCAATTTCTCTAATTTTATATAAACCTTCTGCCATTGTTGATACACCAGATAACAAACCCATACGTTCAGAAGCACTAGCTCTTTGACTTGTATCTACTAAATTAATTTCTGCCATAGTTCTATACTTTTTATTTACTGCATCTTTTTGAATGGTTAAGCTTCTTATATCATCTTGTATTGTTTGATAGTTCGATTGCATTAATGCCATATTAGAAGCATCTGTTGCAGAACGACCAGCAAATGCAGACATTACCAAGTTACGAGAAATAGAACTATTATAATCAATCCATCTTTGAGCTTCCATTTCTTTTGCTTGTAAGTCAGCTAGTTGTTTGTCTCTTTCAATTTGTTCATTACGCAGTAAACCAGCTTGACGTGTAGCTCTTGCTTGAGCATTGCCAGCACTTATACTCGCAACAGTTGATACCATAGTTGTTAACATCATTGCTTGAGGTACACACATTAGAACGCTACCTCTACTATCATACCATTAATCTGTAAGTCTAATGGTGCTGTTTGTGTTATCTCTACTCTTGGGTCACGACTATAACCTAACAATCTAAACTCCTTCTTTCCAGTAAACGAATTAAAAACCATCTCACTACTTGTAACAGTATCAGTAACCCCCTGGATTATTAGTGGTATCGCATTAACTGATACAGATAAAGTAGATATTAAGTCAAGATTTACTCTTGTTATTGCTCTTGGTTCACCAGTAAGTGGACCACCAGTAACAGTTGCATCAATAGGTAAAGTTTTTAAACTGCTTGTAAAACTAAAACCAATTTCTGCATTATTAATTAACTTTGTTGTTGAAACATTTATCTGATTACTACCCATTGTAAATGTTCCAATAAAGTTATTACCTTCTACTACAGCTAACGAAGCACCATTTGCAAAAGGTGTTGATGTTGTAAATATTCCATTATCAGTTGATGTAGCTGTATATAATTTAGAACAATCTAATTTAGCTGTAGTCTTTAACTCTTCTAATACATAACTGTTTGTACCAGAACCTAAGTTCCTAACTGTAGCAACAAACACTCTATCATCTATAGGAACTACTGAATGGTATCTTCCATTTGTTGTCCACTTAGTAAACCCAGCCTTTTCTTCATTACGAATAGAATGAAACACAGCCATAGAACCATCATCATTAATAATAAAAGCATATTGTTCTGGTCTATCAAAGGCACCTTTAATAGATGCTGTTTGTGTTGGATTGCTTATAAGGTGAGATGATATTAAAGATAACGGAGTTGATACATACGCAGATTCTTTATCACTAAATAAAAACTCTCTTACTGTCTTCCCAGTTTTTTCTACATATATAGTTGCACCATCAAATGGTAATGGCCTTACAAAAGAAGCACCATAAGGTGTCTGTCTTCTTATCTGTGCATTAGTTGGAGTTAATCCTTTATCAGCAAATGATGGTATATATAACTCAGAAGTTGTAGTAAAGATTTGCAAATCACGATTAGCAGTTAAGTGACGTATATTATTAAACTCACCAACATTAATTGTTATTTGAATACTGTCTGAATCTCCAGCAGAACCAACATCAAAGTTAAAGTATTCACCAGTTTTAGAAGACCATATAGCATCTGGCTGACTTGTCGTACCACCTAACCATAACCTATCTTCGTGAAATGTAATAGCCTGTGGGTATCCCCTGTAATCAGAATAACTTGCTTCATCAAAATTAGTAGAAGCTGTTGTTCCAGCTAAAGTCTTTCTTACAGTACCAGTTACAACTGTTGCACTTGTAAACCCAGTAACAAGTATTTCATTACCTTGATACCTCATAATCGTACCAACGTGTGCTGAGTTAAAATAATCTGCAGAAGTAGTAAGAGTAATACCAGAACCAGATGTTGCACTTGGTGTTAATGTCATTCCACTTGGAGCAAAAGCAAAGTAAGGTTGAAACTTCTGGTCATTAGCATCTGTTTCATCAAATGCAAAGGTTGATACTTCAAATGCAGTAGCACTTGTTCTTGTTATCTTTCGTATCATAAAGTCTGGGTGAGCAACAAACATTACATCAGCGTTTTGTGTTATAGTCATACGCTCAAGTCGTGCTTGTGTAAAAGGTAAAGAAGCACTAGATGTATCTTGCGTAATAGCAGTTAATGTTGTAATGGCTCCAGTAGATGCATTGATTCTAAAGATATCTATTCGTGCATTGCTAAAACACATTATATATCTTTCATCATCACTAAATAAGAATGGTTCTAATCTTTGTTCTAATCTATTAGATAAGTTTGGTGTACCTTGTAATGTAGCTACATACTCAGAGCCAGTTCTTCTTTTAACACCACCTTCTGCTAAAAGGAATAAGTTTCGTACTTCTTCTGCACCTTGAACATAAGTATTTAAATCAGTACGCATTGTCATAGCTGGACTGATTTCACCTCTCTCAAAGTTATTTTGAGGAATACGAATCTTCATCAGCTTACGACCTTCGTTCTATTATAAATCTACTTGTATTAAGTTTCCTTGTTGTTTGTTGCTGACTATCCATTGTTCTAGCTTTTTGCATAAAGAATCTAGCATTAGTAAACATCATATTAGATAAGCCTTCATCACGAGCTATACCTAATGCAAATTGTCCAGCAAGTTCATAGACAAGTGCTTGTGTAAAGTATGACGGAAAGTTTACTTCGGTTTGTCTAAAACTAAAATCTGCTACAACTTCATCATTCGTTGTTGCATCACAAAATGCAGTACGACCATAGATGTCAAACTGTATAGGACTTTTGTTCACAGTTAATGTGTGAACATATATTGAACTAGAAGGTATAGCATAAGCTGAATCATATCTTCCAGTTGGTGTATCTGATAATCTATTTAATACTGATTGATTTGAAGCAAACCTCCACCTTGTATTTACTAAAGCAGAGCGTGTTGTATCTTCATATAAGTTTACAGCAACAAGTGCTTCATTCGTACCATCTTCAAATGATGTCATAGGTGAAGCTCCAATAAGAACTAAAGCTCTGTTACATACATCAATAGGTGTGGTCGCTGTTGTACTTGTTACTGCCATTTAGATTAGGGGGATTTCTCCCCCCACTCCTAATTAGTCGCCATCTGTTTCAGCTATAACAGTACCATCTGAAATATCTACAACAGTACCAGTATTTGATAAAACAATACAATGATGTTGAGTTGGTGTGTTTGTATCTTTTACAATAATAGTATCACGAACTTTCAACATATTTGCTGAATCATTAAAATAACCACTAGTATTAACAGTAGCTATTGCATCTGCTGAAGTGTAGGTCCACATATTACCATTTGAATCTCCACCCATTCTACAAAGTCCACTTGCACTATAAGCCATTTAAACCTCCTAACTGTTATTATCTAATAGTTCATAGACACCATTGTCATCAATAACAACAGCACCCATAGACATCATAGATGTGGTTAAATGAGAAACTCTCTCTGGAACATAGTTAACTTCTGTTGAAACATCAGCACCGATACCAAGACCAACGGCTGAAGTATGATAACATAAGTTTTTACCAGCAGTTACAGATGATGTACTAAACCACATAAATGATAGCCAGTTCTTAGCTGTCATACCACCAGCATATGGTAGTTGTGCATCTCCAATGTAATCTGCATTTGAGAACTCGTCTATAGTAAACAAATCAGCAAAACCTTTTGGGTGCATAGCACAGTATCTTTGTCCGTCTTCTGGAACATCTGCTGAACCAAAAGTTTCAAACAATGATAATACATCTGCTCTTTGCAATGCTGAACTTGTATCGTGTAACTGAGTAGAGTTAGCTCCAGAATCCATAGCTGTAACTAATATTTCATCAGTCTTTCTACCTAATGCACCAGCCGCGCTCATAGCGACAGCTTGTCTTTCATTGATGTTAGTCTTCAATTCATCTAACTTATCAATGTATTCTGGTGCATAATGGTCAGCCATTGTTGCTTCTACTGTTGAGTGTGTAAGCTCCATTGGAGTTACAATTCCGTTTCTGCTCTTTGTGTTAGCAGAACCTTTACCAAGTTTTTGAAAACGTACAGTATTACCTCTGACACTTCCTACTGTTCGTACAGTATTTCTAAGTTTAGAACCCATACGTTGGTAAGCCAAGTGAACTTCGCTTTCAAACTGTTTGATGAAGGCTGTATCTATGGTATTAGCCATATTACTTCTCCTTTAAACAATTAAAATTTAAGATACTTTCGTATCACCATATGATTATCTACTTCTTTTGTGTCAGCGAGGTTGCCTTTTCCAAGACCTCTACACTCTGAATTAGGTCACTTAATGTACTGTTGTCATACTTTTTCTATTATTGCAACGAGAAAAGTATAACATTGGTACATTTTTTAAAGATATGTATTCTTCTTGTATATTAAAGCCAAGCTTTTTTAACCAAGATATTGTTTCAGTATGGTCAAAAGGAACTATATTCCAGATAGTTTCGTACTCTCCTTGAAGAATATGAACTACTTTTAATGACGCTTTATAAAAACTTTTCTTATGCTCATTGATTAAATTGCTACCTAACGCCCAAACAATAGCATCATTGGTTCCTTCAATAGCTACAGTACCAAACATACATAAAGGTTTGCCATTAATTAAAGCTGTCATTGTCTTATGATTATGCTGTAACGGACAATGCAAAGCTTCGCTTGGGTCAGCTTCGTGTAACCATATTTCACGCATATCTGTTTTGCGTAATCTGGTATGCAAATAATTAGCGTGTTCAGTTATGCTTGGTACAATTTCTATTGGACCAATATTATTTATTCCCATACAATCTACCAAAGCCTTGATTAACTTGGTCAATAAAATTATTGTCACGCTCTTTTGGATTCCAATAACGTGGGTCTTTCATCATTGCAAGCAACTCAGCTTCACCTTGAACACCAGCTAATTGTCCTTGTCCATTTATAGAAGAACCTTTTAATTTATCCATAAGTATCTCTATAACTTCAATACCTTTAGCTGTAGACGCTAACATTTTTACAGCGTCCATATGCTCTGCACCAAAGTTTGCATTAGCCCATAATTCAACTGCATTAACTCTATCTTGTGCATTTTCTCCAAGCTGACCAAATTCTGCTTCAATGTCTGGCTGTGTAGCATTTAAAGCTTTTACATACATATCAATGCCAGTATTAAATTCATCTTGGCTGTAACCGTTTTCCCAAGCTTCGTTTGCCCACCATTGCAATAACTCATTTTCATTTGCTAACTCTGGGTCAATAGTTTCTGGTAATTGATATTCACCAGCACTCGTTGGTCTGCCATTATTAAACTCTTCTTCAAGTTCTGACATTACAGTTGTTCTTACACTTTCTTCTGATTGTCCTAATTTGCTTTCTAAATTTGTATATGCATTGGCTAAATCTTCTGGTGTATTAAACTTTTCAGCTAACCAATCTGGTCGGTCATTACTTACAGATGGTTGTTCTGGCTGAACATCTGCTACAGTTTGTACTTGTTCTGCTACTTCATTCATTTGTTTTTCACTCCGTGACTATGATTAATTCTTCTTACTATTAACCCAACTAAATATCTTTGACCTTCTAAATGCCTTAACTCATTGTCGGATATATTTGCACCAGAAACAGCATCTATTGTTATACTTCTAAGATATTGTAAAACTTGCTGACCACTTGGTGTACTAAATAATGATGCTACTTCGTGAGAAATCTTAACATCATCTTCTTGTTTTCTTTGAAAACCATCTATGGCTGTATAAGGTGTTTGTTTTGTCATTGTTGAACTGGTTGCTCCATTCCTTGTTGTTGTTGCATTTGCATCATTTGTTGTGCCATTTGTTGAATCATTGCTCTTTGTTCTGGACTTCTAATTAGATTATCTGGCACGCCAAATTTTCTAGCTAGATATAAAGATACTTCTTGAGAATCAATTAACATATTCAACATTTGTGGACCAAATCTACCACCAACTAACTCTAGGAATCTATCCACAG